CTTAAATCGCCTTGTAAGCGCTTTGCGCCTACGCCTCAACAAGCTTGCCGTCTTTAAGACTAATGGCGTTGAAGCCTAGAAGATATGCCAGCGGACGTTGTTCTTTACCCTCCTTAATTTCGTGGACAGCGAGTAATTCGTTTGATAGACGAATGATGATTTTATCGTCTTGGTAGATTATGTGGTAATTTGCCCATTCCATGGACGTCCCTTGCTAGTTGATTTGGCTCAACTAGCAAAGCCATAGCGACTTGTGCTATTCGTCCATTCCCTCTCCCATTTCCGATTCAACACTCTTTTGCGGAGTGCTTTGCCGTACGCGTTGACCGGCAATTGGCCGTTCGACCTGTAGCTCGTCGTAAAGCTCTTCTGCCTTTGCCCGCATACGGACTTGCATATGCTTTTGGTTTGCCAACGTAATAGCCGCTTCCAGCATTAGCTTGTGAAAAACTTCCTTGCTGACCGGCGATCCCTTTGCGTCGACCATAACCTTGTAGGTCTTGGACTGCCTTACCCCGTCGTGTATGTGAAACTGAGTCTTTCCCTGTACGTACGTTTGCTCAGTAAACACTAACACCGTGGCGGCGTCGAACTTTTCTAATTCCGCTAAATAATCCTCGACCGACTGGCCTTCCTGCATGACCAACACTACCCGCCGTTGCCAATACCTGAACCCGTTTGGGTTCGCGGGAGTCGATCTGAGGAACTGGCCGTTTTCGTTGGTGGGCTGGAGAACATCCCTACCAATTACAACGGGAGGGCGTTTGCCGCTGGTTTGCAGCTTGAGAGATCCAAGGTGAGATTCAACATATTCCCACCTACCTTGCTCACAAACATACTCCGTCGCGATTCCGTTGCCCTCGTTACCCATGCGCTCGTCCCTGTGTTTTGCCATTGCCTTTACTCGTTGATTTGTGCTGAAAATGATTTGCCATCGTCAGTTAGTGAGTAATCATCTCACTAAGACAGCGCCCTTGCGCTGTTTCGGCAAAAGTCAAGACGTGCCAACAAGATGCGCGTACATATCAACACGTTCATGCTCGTAAATTCTACTTGCTGCGGAAAGGGACATGATTGTGTATTTCATGTCAAGCTGATTTGCCAGCTTGCGCGCTTGATCGACTAACGTGCCGAGCTCAATAGTTTTTTCGTGTTGCTCTTTATCTGTCATGAAATTTCTCCTGCTAAGGGCTTTGGACCTAATGGCTCTTTGAGCCATGCCGCATTACACGTGCATTGTATGCACGTGCTATCTGCGATGTCAAGCAACTGAAAAAAATAATTCCTCTGCCCCGTCGACCGCGTTTGCCCCGCAATAGTTGCAGACGTAATCACGTGCGTCTGGCTCGCAACCTTCGCTTTTCGTCTTACCACACGCTTTGCAAATGCCTTTGTTTTCACATTTACGTTCGTTTGAACTGACAAGCCTTGCTACCCTGGAAGCTGTAATTGATTTGTGCATAAGCCTACTGTTAACCTCTGGTTTCGTTTTTTCCGTGCCTCTCACACTAGGCGGATCCTGAGTACCAACGAGGCTGACCCTTGTTGCCCCGTACTGTAACCGCACTTTTGTTGTGTTCGCCATGTACACACTGTACGCCCGCGCACGTGTGGCGTCAAGTGTGTGCAGCGCGCAAATACGTGGTATTAGTTTTATTCATAGAAGGGCTATTAGCGGCGCTTATGTAGCCCAGCTTATACGAGCCCTTGCCCCACCGCTATGCTTACTTGCACCTATGCTCTAGAGCAGCCTCGCTATGTCGCTACCTAGCTAACTCTAGAACTAGCTACTCAGCTAACGAGCACCACCGCGGCGGTGGGTCCCACGCACCCCGCCCGGGGCCGTAGCGAAGCGAAGGGTACTTTCAGATAGAAAAATTTCCTGGGGTTCAGTTGTTCTAGTAACATCGTGAGTTAGAGCGTAATTAAAGGTTTACAAAGTAAACGTTTACACGCTTGCGCGTGTACTAAGCCAGCCTTGCAGATACTGGGCAAGGTAACTTGGCCCGACCTCTTGCTGCCGCAAGGCGGTCTGTTACAATGTTGTGTAGGTAAAACCGTGCAAGCCACAGTTTCAGCGAACGTCGTGAAAAGACTAAAGCCCGCGCATCTTCTGATGATTAGGCTCTTCTGGGCCGGGCACACCTACGTCGAAATCGCTGACAAAACTGGCTACACCAATCAACAGGTTATGAACGTCCTTCGAAGTGAAGAGTCGCAGGAGATTCTTTCTCAGCTTCAGGGAAACGCCCTCGACACGGCGGACGAAGTCCAGTCCGAGCTCGCTTTAGTGGCCCCGGCTGTGTTGGATAAAAAGATCAGACTCGCGTTGAGCTCGCCAGATGACCGCGTGGCGAACTCAGCCTGTACTGACTTGCTCCACATGGCCGGACATTCTCCGATTAAGCGAGTTACTATCGACCGGGCCAGCGAAGTACAGAAGAAATATGACGGCTTGTCGGAGGAACAGCTTCGCGAGAGGTTACTTGAATCATTCTCCCCGAAGGGGGCAGGTGAAGGGCACAGCCCGGACGGTCGAGGCCCAGACGGAAATCCATTACAATAAGGAGCGATAGAAATGGCTTTTGGAGATAAGTTGCTAAACGAACCTAATCAAGGAATGATGCAACAGACGGCGCAGCCGAGGCAAGTAACTCTCGCAGAACGTTGTTTGCAACACGAACAACGAATTCAAGATTTAGAGCTAAAACTTATGGAGTTAACTACGGACTGCAAGAATCTCTGTAAGTTGCTCACGGAGCAAGTCGGGTTAAATATCTAATGTTTTATGACGAAGTCCGGGTTACAGCAATTTCCGTCGATGTTGCCAACAGGTTATGTTGCGAAAACTTTGGCTCGGCTATTGCCAAATGAAGACGTTATTCGCGAACTGCCCGGCCCGAAGTTACTGGAGCTTCTTAAGCTCAAAGATGAATACACTCAACTTATTGAAGAAGACCCCATTCGCTTCTTCCAACCCTCACCCGGCGGCCAGTACGATTTTCTCACGTGTACTGACAAAAATGTTCAATGTTTGTATTTCTTTGCCGGTAACAAAGCTGGTAAGACTACAGGTGCGGCTATTCTTGTCAGCGAAAACGCCTCTGGACTCCCTTTATGGTCCAGGGATGCTCGACACTTGTCCGATTTGCTACTCAGTGGTAGAACGCCACTCCGTATTTGTATCTTCTGCGAAGACTTCGCGACGCACGAAGAGACAATCGTTCCTACAATTTTGTCTTGGACTCCTCGTCCCCTATTGGCCACTCGGCCTCTTGAGCGCGGTCCTTCTGGCAATCTTATTAAGGTTTTATTTAAGTCAGGTACAGTAATTTACCTCCGCACCTATGATCAAGGATACGCCAAAGCCGAAGGTAAGGATTACGATCTGGTGTGGTGTGACGAACCGCCTCCTCGGGATATTTACACTGCAATCTTTCGAGGATTGGTTGCGAAGAAAGGAACTTTTATTATCGCAGCCACTCTTCTCTCCGAGACGTGGCTGTATGACGAACTCGACCAGCCCTTTGTTAAATCGTTCGAAGCTACAATGTACGACAACCAGTGGCTTGACGCTGAAGGGCGAGCTAATCTCGAAGCCACCCTCAGTGACGAAGAACGGTCGATACGAATTTACGGAAAACCCACAAACCTCAGTGGTTTGATTTACACGTCGTTCAAGGACGCCTCGCCTTATGTTATTCCTCAATCAGATCGTATCTGGAATGCGTACAAAGAGGAGCCTTACCCTGTCATACTTGGTATTGATCCTCACGAACGTAAGCCTATGTATTGTGAATGGGGTTGGCTTACTCCGAATAATTGTGTGGTGTGGTTCGATTACGAGCTTATTCCTGCTGGTTCTCTCAGTGATGTATTTGCGCGACTTGCGTCTCGAGAGAAGGAACATCTCACACCGACTCGACTCGTCGTTATGGACCCAAACAGGGGAAGGGCAAAGCAAATAGACAACCGGAGTTGGGAAGAGGAATTTCAGGAACGTGGATACGACGTCTTACTCGGCATCGATGATCTTAATTTTGGCCACTCGGAACTCCGTGAAATGCTTGCGACTACCTCTCCCCAAATGGTTTGGATGGAAACTTGCCGGGGCAAGGGTGGCCCAATTTATCAGATGTTACGCTATACTTGGGACGACTATTCGCGTGGTGTTCGGTTCGAACGAGATCCTAAAGAGAGGCCTCGACAAAGACATAAAGATTTCCCCGATATCCATCGTTATGTGGCCGCGGCTCACTTAGATTTTCGTGTGTTAACAAATAAGAGTTCACTAGTGCTCGACATTTTCCGTCGCCCCGATGGCAAAGAAGAACGAAATAGAAACCCTTACTTCGCCCGCTAACGCGGATAACGAAGTTACCGATCCCGCCAGCCCCGCGCAGGGAAGGAACGGTAAGGCGCTAGTTATGCCCCTTTCTGGCGAGTCTGCCGTTCCTTCTATTCAGAACGAAGAATCCCTCTTTAAAGCCCTTGTCTCTCGCTCTAAAAAACGGCCCGCCGAAATTGTCCTAAACGACGCTGAACGCGAAGTACTCGTTAACCACGTCATTCGCGACTTCCAAGACGCTGACGCCGGCAACTCTCAATACAAACAGAACATGACCGAAATGCTCGCGAATTGGCGAGGTTCGGTAAACGAGAAGTCCTTTCCATTTGACGGTTGTGCTAACGTCGTCGTCCCGTTGACAAGTGTACTTGTCGAGACAATGAAGTCTCGAATTAAAAAGGCAATCTTTGGCGGCGAGTACGTAGCGAAAATTTCGTTAATTGACAAAGAAGTCGACACGTCCGACCTGGACGAAATGAACAAATGGTTCAAGTGGGAGGTAGAAAAAGTTGTTGAACTCGATAAGTGGTTTAGTGACGCCCTCCACAATATTCTTGTGTATGGCCTTGATATTTCTATTCCTTGCTATCACCACGAGACTCGTTACCTACATTCTTACAAAGAATGGGAACTAAACCAAGAACAACCTCTTTCTCAGCTACTTACGGCAGGGTTACAAGAAATTCTCAACGAGCCCTCAACGTGGGGAGATGAATCACTTCTCTCTGTAACTGGACAACCTAGACCGGGCGAATACTCTCTAAACGATGATGGACGAATCGTCTTCTCGCTTGATGTCGACAAAAACGAACTTCGGGCCGATACTTGGCGTCGCGAGACTATTTTCGACGGTGTACGTTCGAACCAAGTACAGTTGGAAGATTTGGTCGTTGCAAACACGCATCCTGACATTGAAAAGCTGCCTTTTTTTGGTGTTCGTCTTTGGTACACTGTTGCGGAGTATCGACAAGGAATCGAGGACAAATTCTTCATCGACTACGGCCCGGAAGAAAACGAGGAAATAATCGCTTCGCTTAACTACACTAAAGTTGGCGAGGAAGTCGATCAGCCGATGACTCGCCTTCTCGACTCCGAGACAGGTACAGATTCACGTGACCAGTCTTCCTCAAACAGCACCCATCGATATATGGAAGTTTACCGATGGGAAGGTTGGTGGGTTTGGGATAAATCGGGCGGCGACTATTCTGTGGACAAACTTCTTCAGCCCGCAACGCAAGTCGCGGTTTGGGTCGGTTATCGCTCGAAGAAAATTCTCAAGATCGAACGCCTCGAAGACCTCAACAAAGATGGCAAACGCTCTGGCGTTAAATCGGGCTTTATTGAAGAGCCGAATCGTTTCTATCCGATGGGACTCGCGGAGTGGGTTCGCCATTCTCAAGCGGAGTTGGACGCCGTACATAATCAACGTCTCGATGCTGGACTTTTGTATAATATTCCCTTTGGCTTCTACAAACCCACAAGCGGTTTGGGTAAAGATGCGCAGCCGTTGAAGATGGAACCGGGCAAGTTCTACCCTGTGGCAGACCCACAAGGAGTGAACATGCCCCGGTCGAATTGGCAACCTACGGTTTCGTTTGCAGAGGAGAATTTAATTGTTCGCTACGCGAATCTTCAAGTTGGTCTCACCGACCCTGCCCTCGGGCAAGCTCCTTCTAAACGTCAGTCAGCTAGCGAATACGTAGGTAACGCAAATGCCATTGACACTCGCAGTGAAGATGTGGTCAAGGGTATCGTCCGTGCCCTTGCTTATCTCATCTTACGAATCTTGGGCTTATACGAACAATTTGGCCCAAAGACGAGAATTTTCCGAGTCGGTGGGGAAGGAGGGGTCAAACTCACAAAGCGTTTCGAACGAGACAGACTCCACGGCAAAATCGACCTCGAAATGATGGCGTCTCTTCAGCAACTTAATCAAGAATTACAGAAGAAAGTCGCCCTCGACATGCTTCAGTTACTCTTGAATCAGTTGCTGATTCAGTCTGGAATCACGGGGCCGGACACCATTTACGAAGCTGTTAAGACGCTTGCTCGTTTGTCGAATTATAATGATGTCACTATTCACAAACCTGACATCCCGCCAATGTCAGACCCGCCTGACGTAGAAGAACATCAAATGTTCGCAGGCCAGAAACCGGTAGGTCCGACGTTGTCGGAGAATATAAACGAGCATATGCATCATCACTCGATGACAGCCGCGGACAGTGAGCTAATGAATAAATGGTCTCCGCAGGCGAGGCAACTACTTCAGGAACATATACAAGCTACGTTAAAAGCCGAACAAGCGAAACAGTTACAAAACCAACAACGTGCCTTAATGGCAACGCAAATGGCTCAGGAAATGGAGGCGAAAGGAATTCGCCCTGGTAAGTCAGGACAACAAGGACCGAGCGAAAATACTGGCCCCGGTACACAGGCTGAAGGAGTTCGTGGGGCAGGTAACGCACAGGGAACTGGGCCAACCCCTGTACTACAGTAATGGACTTAAAGGTAGGCAAATGGTACAAAGGGACGGCGGATATTTTAAAGTCTATTATCTTTAAAATAACCACAATTAACGACAACGGCTCTGTCGACATCATAACTTCTAAACCTTTCGAGCACAGAATGAGTTTTGGGTTAGTAGATTTAAAAGATACCATGAAGATAATCGAGTTGAGTTAATGTCTGATTTAGTTGAAACAATCAAAAGCGTAGGTTTTCCTATCGCTATTACAATTTATTTAATAATAAGACTTGACGGTCTAATGGGTGCAATACGAGACAATCTCACAGTACAGACAGAAATTCTACGTGACATGAAGTCGCAGTTGAGAATGAACGGCAACGTAAAATAGGTTAGATCCGTGAAACCGACGCGAGTTTTGTTTTTACTTAAGAAGCGTGGCGAGTACTACAACCCGCATCATCCGCCCCATCCTCCGCACCCTCCGCATCCAAACCAAGTAATGGTGCAACACGCAACGCAGGGCTGGCCGTTCACAAACTGGACTGGGCTACGCAACAGCGTCGCTTATGTTGTGGACTTACTTCAGACGCTCGGCATCGAAGCGGCCTTTGAACGCCTAGACGACGACAATTCGATAGACCGAGCAGTGACGCAGTTCCAGCCCACGCACGCGATTATCGAAGCACTTTGGGTGCGACCCGAGAAACTTAAGCTCTTAACGCGTTTGCACCCGCAAATCCGATGGAATGTCAGAATGCATAGCGAGGTGCCCTTCCTTTCAAATGAGGGGATCGCTATTGAATGGATATTTGCTTATTTGCAATCGCTCCACGTAACAATCTCGGCAAATTCACTGCGAGCGGAAGACGACTTCGAGGCTATTTTCAAGCAGAAAATCTCCTACACGCCGAATTTCTATCCATTGTTCCCTCTAGAACCGCGCAAGGGGTTACCCTCTGACAACGTGATTGACATCGGCTGTTTCGGGGCAATTCGCCCTATGAAGAATCAATTGATGCAAGCAGTTGCAGCAATAGACTGGGCGAATGGCCACCAGCGGCAAATTCGGTTCCATATCAATTCAGACCGAATCGAGATGGGTGGCGCGCAGGTACTCAAAAATATCCGGGCACTATTTAGGAACGTCAAACCATCCCACACCCTAGTCGAGCATCCTTGGATGGACCGTGCCGATTTCATGAAACTAGTCCGATTGATGGACCTTGGAATGCAGGTTAGTTACAGCGAGACATTCAATATCGTCTCAGCGGATTTTGCAGTCGCAAACGTACCTCTAGTGGTCTCGCCTGAGGTATCGTGGGTAGCAAAGATGTTCCAAGCTGATCCGAACAGTCGGATCGACATCGTACATAAGCTAAATATTGCGTGGGCTGGGCGACATGAAGACTTGCAAAAATTGAACTATGCGGGGCTACAAGCCTACGATGCAGCCTCTGAGGTGACATGGCCGCAAGCATTGATGGAGATGCGATAAAATGATTTACCTTAGGAGTCCCTGGGTAAGTGTCATAGTAGCCAGCGCGGCCTGCGTTATAGCTTTACTAGTCGGGAACTATGTAGCAGCGGCATACGCGGCGGGAGGCGCTTGTCTCGCCTACGGTCAGATTGAACTTATGAAAGCCGGTAAGCACTAATGGAGATGCGATGAAATATCGTTGGCTTAAACTTCTAGCTAGCACGGTCATCGTGGGCTTCTTTTTCTGGCTCTATAGCTCGACTACGGGACTCTTCCCAGAAGGGCCATTCGCCAACTATCCTGATTGTCAGACTGTGCGTGCTTGGGTGGCAGCAATACCAACGCCTTCGCCAACGCCAGGAGCGACTATCACAGCCGTATCCCCGGGATGTTACTATATGAACACGGGAGGAAATTGAGCGCCGTTGCCTAAAGGATACATATCACCATGCCCACATTTACGACCCATCAGCACTTGTCCGCAATGCGCCCGCAAATGGGAGAGCAACCGAAAACGCATATGGCATAGTAATCTTTCGGTATATCGGCGATCGATTAGATCAGAGCGTCAACGTCTCAAAGATCAGTGCCTGTTCCGTTGGGAATGATTAACCGTGAATCTAGAAGAAGTGACAGTTGAGGAAGAGACGACAGAACTTGCTGGTTTGAAAGCAATAGGTATCGACCCTCCTACTTGTTGGGGCGACGGTGGCACCTGCGAGAAACCTGCGCCGTTTGTCTTTAACTTCGCGTTCGAGGGTGTATGGTGCGCCGAGCATTTTAACCAACTGCTACGAAGTATCAACTAACGTTTCGTTAGGAAGACTCCTATGCCATCCCACGCTCTACAACATCCCGAAGTCATAAAGCGCATTGCCGGTGCTCCGCAGTGGCCGAGTTACACGGGAGTCTCCCAGTTAGTCGGCACGACTGCTGATGGACGATGCACGGTCTATGTGGACCCGTCGTTCGGTCCTCCTGGGAATCCTGGGGCGGTGAATGCACAGGACTTACTCGCCGACGCTGACCGCGTGATGAAGTTCAATGACGCGACGTTCGGCGTGGTTGGCGGACACGTCGACGTGATTGTCTTCGCCC